TTGGTAGCACCAAAGTTGGTGGCGCATTATTCAACGTAAAGAACATTCCAGTATTAGGTGCATATATTGCTGGTTTCCAAGAATTGGGTGCAAGCGAAAGAGCTAAAACTCGCCCTGATGCAGGTGGCGCAGCACGTACGGCCTCTAGAATCTATTTAGATCAATTACGCAGAGAAACTAAGATCCTAAAAGATTTGGCTAAACAAAGAGCTGCTGAATTGGCTGCACTAAAAGCCAAGACAGAAGTAGATAAACTTAAAGACAAGTTTGATATTGAACGTATTGGCTATACCAAGGCATTAAATGAGGCCACTGATGCTGAAACTAAACTACGCTTAGATGCCAAAATAGCCATACTCGATAACAATGAAGCGCTGGCCAAAAAAATTAACGCTGAGTTAGATGCAAAGAAAAAAACCGAGGAATTGGCCGATGCGTTTGGTAAGGCTGCAACTGCCTTAACTACTCAAATAGCCAAGATGCAAACTATGAATGATTATTTAATTGATAAAATTAACCAAAGAATTGCAGCGGGAACTTACACCCCACCAGCAGGTTTGAACATACCTGGCATTAGTAACCTGTTTCCAACACCACAAGGGGTATTAGGTAACGTTGATTACACAGTGCCAATAGGTAGTGGTAATCCAGTTTATGCACCTGGTGTATCAGGTACTCCAATGAGTTATGCAGATGTAAGGCTCGTGGTAGATACCTCAGTAACTGGCGATAAGTTTCAGCAACTCATTGCCGAGAGTATCCAAGGTGCTCAACGTAGCGGATACAGCACGTCTGCGGCTGGCAGTCTTCCATAATGACCGTACCTGTAGTAAATGCAATAATTAATTTTAGCACTGGCCCAAGTTTTGCCCAGGCGATGATCTTAGATACTGGCATACTTGGCACAAACGTTTTGGCCGATAGCACAGCTGTAATTGTTGATGTATCAAATCTTATTAACCGCATCGAGACCAACCGAGGTCGCACGGCTTTAACCTTGCGCCTAGTAGATCAAAATGGCGACTTTAATCCACAGAACACTTCTGGCCCTTATTACAATCTATTAACGCCAATGCGTAAGGTACAGATTACTGCTACCTACTCAGGTGTTACCTATCCAGTATTTTCAGGCTTTATTACAAGTTATGTAACCTCTTATCCATCAGAGGCAGAAGATGTTGCCATTACAACCATTCAAGCTGTAGATGCATTCAGATTAGCTCAAAACGCTCAGATAAGCACAGTAACTGGTGCAAGTGCTGGCAATCTAAGTGGCACAAGAATTAACCAAATCTTAGACGAAATTGACTGGCCAGCATCGATGCGTGATATAGATGCAGGCTTAACCACAATGCAAGCCGATCCTGGGACAAATCGGACAGCATTACAGGCCATGGTTAGTGTCTCGGAATCTGAATATGGCGCACTCTATGTAGATGCAGATGGCTCTTTTGTATTCCAAGACCGAGGCGTAACAGCCAGCTCAATAGGTGGCACTCCAACAGCCTTTGCCGATGATGGCAGTGGTATACCTTATTTTGATGCTTCATGGATATTAAACGATGTTTTGGTATTTAACAAAGCGACTATTACTAGACTGGGCGGCAGTGCTCAGGTTGCAACTAACCAAGCATCCATAGATAAATACTTCTTACATTCCTATTTTCTAAATCAGTTACTTATGGAAACAGATGCTGTGGCTTTAGATTATGCCCAGGCTTATGTGGCAAGTAGAGCTGAGACCAGTATCCGAGTGGATTCTGTAGTGCTTGATCTATATACCCCTAATTACAATTCAGGCATAATTGCAGCCTTAGACCTAGATTTTTTTGATCCTATAAGCGTATTAACGACCCAGCCTGGCGGATCAACAATCTCTAAGACTTTACAGATTTTTGGCGTACGCATGTTTATCACGCCAAACAGTTGGAAAACCACGTTCACCACTCTAGAGCCAGTTATAGATTCGCTGATATTAAATAACAGCATTTATGGCACTTTAGACTATAATGTACTAAGTTACTAAGGAGTAAAAATGGCAGCAGGATTAGGTTTTAAGGACTTTACAACAGGCGAGGTATTAACCGCCGCTGATGTAGATGGCTATTTAATGCAAGGTATCTGGGTGTTTGCTAATGCAACAGCTAGAGATGCCGCAGTTACATCACCACAAGAAGGTAACTCATGTTATCTAAAAGATACAGATGTTATTCAAGTTTATTCAGGTTCTTCTTGGGTAGTTAAATCAGGTGGCTCATCACCATTAACTACTAAAGGCGATTTATATACTTACTCAACTACTGATACTAGAATTGGTGTTGGCGCAAATGATACTGTCCTCACAGCAGACTCATCAACAGCTACGGGATTGAAGTGGGCTGCACCTGCTGGCGGTGGAGCGAATTGGTCATTGTTAAACGCAGGTGGAACTGCTTTAACAGGTGCTACAACAATTACAGTTTCAGGAATATCTGGTAAAGATAAAATTATGATTGTTATTGCTGGTGCAAGTGCTAGTGCAAGCGCATCCATAAATGCTCGATTTAATACAGATACAGCAACAAATTACAATTATTTTGGACAAAAAATTACTGGTTCATCAAGTTATGCTACATCTGATATAAGTGCAGCAAATAATAATTCAGAAACTTCAATTCCTTTTGCTTATTTATCAACAAATGGGAACAGTTCTGCATCCGGTTATTTACTTTTGACTGGATGTAATAGTTCAGGAACAAAAGTTTTTAATGCTGCTGGTGGTGCTACCAGTTTTGGTGGACAAGATCAAATTACATTTTCTATTGGTGGTTGGTATAGTTCAAGTTCCACAATTAGTTCCATTTCCATTTATTCCGCAAGTGGTAATTTTGACAACGGAACTGTCTATGTTTATACAAGCGCATAAGGAGAAATTATGAAAATTATTGAAAAAGAGTTTAATGCTCTTACGGGCGAGGAAACTATTACTGAGCGTGATGAAACTGCTGCTGAGAAAAAAGCAAGAGAAGCGTTTATTGCTAAGCAAGCGGCTGAACTAGCCGAAGCCCAAGCAAGGGCAACTGCTAAGGCTGATCTATTAGCAAAACTTGGCATTACTGCCGAGGAAGCTGCACTACTTCTTTCATAATGAAACCGTGGTTATGCGCAGCAGGAGTCGAGCTTAGAGATGCCGTTACTACCTGGTATCCAGATCGCAGGACTCAAGCTGATGGCTGGATCGGTGATGCTCGTCATTCCACGAGAAAATCAGATCATAACCCAGACGACACAGGGTGCGTGCGAGCCATTGATATTGATTCTAGGCTGGATTCATCCGAGGGGCTCTCAGTTTATTTGGCTGACCAAATCAGACAATGCGCGAAAACCGATAAACGCATATCTTATGTAATTCATAACGGCAAGATAGCAAGCAAGATCTTGGGCTATAGATGGCGTACATACAAGGGCTACAACAAACACACTAAACACATACACATTAGCTTTACAAAGGCAGGCGATAAAGATGGCAGGCCGTTTGATATACCACTACTAGGGGGCAAAATATGAATATGAAAAATCCTTACATTCTAACCGCTGGTGCATTTTTATCAGCTTGGGCAGCATCCAATTTTGCAGCTGACTACCGCTCTATTCTATGGGCTGTACTTGCAGGTGTATTTGGGTATGCAACTCCAAAGAAATGAGCCCAACAGAATGGGCTGGTTTTGGCGCAGGCGTTATCGCCGTGCTATCAGGCGTGCTAATCGGATTACGTTTTCTAGTTAGAGGCTGGCTTAATGAGTTGCGTCCTAATGGTGGCTCATCTATGAAAGATCAATTAACACGATTAGAACAGCGTGTCGATGATCTCTTTGTTTTAATTAGTAAGCGATAATTTTATCATGGCGACTACACGCAAACGTAAGAAGATAAACAGGCGCAGAGTTCGCAAGACTCCAGAACCTTTATCTAAGCTAGAGGTGTTCTATATTGCCAAGCACGAAATGTATAAAGCTGCACGCAAGGCTGGGTTTTCAGAGAGCGTGGCTCTATACCTTATGGATAGTCCAGAGTCTATGCCCGATTGGGTAGTAGGCGATGATGGCATTATCCCACGTATTCCTACTCCAGATGAGGAAGAAGATTAAGTCTACTAGATATCTCGTAATATCAGATTTACAAGTGCCTTATCACCACGAGGCAGCTGTAAAAAATGTTATCAAGTTAGCACGTAGGGAGAAGTTTGATTCTGTATTGGTGGTCGGGGATGAAATTGATTTTCAGACCATTAGCCGTTGGAGTGAAAAAACACCTTTGGCTTATGAGCAGACCATTCACCAGGATCGTGAGCTGTGCAAGGAGATACTCTGGGATTTAGGTGAGTACAGCCGTGAAATGCACATTATCAGAAGTAATCATTCAGATCGTTTATACAATACATTATTAAAAGTACCTGGCTTAATTTCTTTGCCAGAGTTGCAATACCCTAAGTTTATGGGCTTTGCCGAGATGGGCATGACTTATCACAAAACACCACCAGAGTTTCACCCAGGCTGGGTATTAGCTCATGGCGATGAGGGAAACATGAGCCAACATGCGGGCATTACCTCGTTAAATTTAGCAAAAAAATGGGGCAAATCCGTAATTGCGGGGCATAGCCACAGGCTTGGCATGAGTGCCTATTCAGAGGCCATAGGAAGCCATTACAGACCTTTATATGGGGTTGAGGTAGGAAACCTTATGGATCGCAGGAAAGCCTCTTATTTGCGCTATTCTGCCGCAAATTGGCAGATGGGGTTTGCTATACTTGAAGCCGTAGGAAAGACACTAACACCCACGTTAGTGCCGATCAATAAGGATGGCTCATTTACAGCACTCGGCAAGTACTACGGATAACGTTATCTAATCGTTATACAAAAAACCCATTAAATAATCCACAAAGTCGTACACAAGTGGCACACTATTGCCATGCCACAAATCGTGAGCATAGGAAGTAGGGCTACAGTGAAAATACAGATTGACTTAAAAGCAGCTGATTTTGAGCAGCTATGGATCAATTCTATGGAGTGGGTAGATCAAGACTGGCAACAACAGGCAGATCGATTTGATCCAAGTCCATTGTTTACTTGGAAATATGCATACTGGTTTGATAACTATGCTGCACTAAAGATGGCAGAAGGTTTTATCAGCTCATTAGGAAAAAACTACGCTATCCACAGTGATGAAGGCACAGGCGATTGGCTCATGCTGACTAACTACGCCAGCCCATGCCACTTACGCAGTAAGTTGGTGAACGCATGAATATCTATGACGATCTTAAATCATTTGGTTATATTTATCTATGGCTGGTAATGGGTGTATCAGCTCTATTGTGGGTTGGGTATCAGATAAAAGAATCAGCATTCCAAGCGGGTTACTGGAAAGGCCGTCAGGCGGGGTGGGATTCTCACAGAAGAATGTCCAACATAAAGAAAAAGTCAGACGAGGTGTTTGATTATGACCACTACAACTGAGAAGTTATTTGCAAATGTCACAGAAACTTTGCACGCTAGAGGTGCTGCTTATGGCCACCCAATCCAAAACCATAAACGAATTGCCGAGCTCTGGTCAGCTTACCTGGGCTATCCAATTCAACCAAATGAAGTTGCTATCTGTATGGCATTGGTCAAAATCAGCAGACAAGCTGAGGATTCACGAGTGTTGGACAATTACACCGATGCGCTTGGATACATCACTATTGCAAAAACAATTACCGATGCTATGCAAGACGAAGGAGCGTGGATAGATGGCATTTAATTTAGAGGACTACACCACAGTGCAAGAACGATCAAACATATTCTGGGAAAGGTATCCAAATGGAGCAGTACGAACGAGAATTGTCTCGGAGTCAGACACTAGAGTCATTGTTGTTTGTGAATTATTTAGGGACAACGCTGACGAAAAACCATTCGCAACAGGTGAAGCGAAAGAAGTCATTTCGGATCGTGGCGTTAATCGTGATTTTGCACTTGAAAATTGTGCAACTTCGGCTCGAGGCGTTGCTTTTAAGGTGGCTAATATCGGTACTGAGAAGAATGGACCTAGTCGAGAAGAAATGGCTAGGGTAAATGAGAAGCAAGCATTTAAGCCTAAGTATGGCGCACCAGGATCAAAGTCAGCTGCTATGGAGTATGCGCTACATATTGTTGAGACACAATCTAAAGCTAGTGCTAACGAGCCTGTGCCTGTTACTTGGTCTGTTGGGGAAACTATTAGCGAAGTTGGTCAAGTACCTGATGTTAGTTTTGTTTGCAGGCATGGTGATATGGTGAAAAAAACTGGCACTGCAAAGACTGGCAAACCATACGCAGGCTTTGTATGCAAGGCACCTAAAGAAGATCAGTGTGATGCTAAGTGGGCAAAACTCACAGCTGCTGGCACGTGGTTCTGGCCTGATGATTCAGAAGATGGGAAGGGGGGCGAATAATGGGATATGTTGAGATTATTGATGGCTCAGGTTACCTTGCACGAATGGAAAACGACAAAGTAACCATAGAGCCAACATTAGACAAATGTATGAGCTGTAATGACGACAGACTTATACACGATGGTAAGCATTTGGTATGTACTCAATGCCATTGTAGGCAATAGGGATATTATCACAATGCACCCACAATTCAAATGTAATGGCTGCAAGCGCAATACTGAGTTCCTATGGCTTGAACAGCTTGATACGCCAGAAGGCTTTAAAGCTTATCAGTGTATGGATTGTGGCACTGTAGGTGTTAAGAATATAGCAGAGGCTTTGCATATACCAGACTCGGATATATGCAGATGTAATAAGTGTGGTAGTTGGAAGTTCTCCACCGTGGTCTGCCACACTTGCCAACTGATTGGAGCAAAGTAATGCCAACATATGAATACAGTTGTAGAGAGTGCGGCACACACGGATCTATTCACAGCTCATTTAATGAGGATGTGCCTACTATGCAATGTCCTAAATGTAAATTAGATATGAACAGACTTTACTCAGCACCTGGGCTTGTATTTAAAGGTAATGGCTGGGGCAGCAAGCCTTGAGTGATATTGACTGGGCTTACCAAAACAAGCTGCGTGAGCAGTGGATCAAAGATAATCCAGATGCACAGTATCTTGGCTGGGTATCAATATGAGTGAGGCAGGCTTTGACCATAACTGGATCGACCAGTACAACATTGTGCCATTCTACGACACGCCTTCTGACCTGCGATTATGCTAATGGATTTGACTTGGCATGCTAGGCTATAGTGAAGCAGTGGCTCTCAAAGCCACAAGGCGAGCCCGTAAGGGGAAGCTCGCAAGGTGCTGGCTAGTTGGCATAGCCTTATGTTTAGCCAACATTTTAGGCTTTGAAAAAGCACATTCCGTTTTAGCTCCTAAGACTACTCATTACAAACAATATGCATTTATGAAATTAGATTATTCATTTACAGAGTTCTATTGTTTAGATGATCTGTATACAGCTGAGTCTAGGTGGAATCCTAATGCTAAGAATGGTTCTCACTATGGCATACCACAAGGTAGGAGTAAGTACCTGGCTACTGTTGATGGGTTTAAGCAGATAGAGTGGGGTATCAAGTACAACATGAATCGATATGGTTCTATGTGTAAAGCATTACATCACTTCAAGACTAAAGGATGGCATTGAGTAAACGTGAGATAGGCAGTGGTAAGTGGAAGAAGATACGCATTACTGTATTAGACCGTGATGGCTGGCAGTGTGCAATATGTAATAGACCAGCTGACTCAGTAGATCACATATTCCCCAGAGTTAAGGGTGGGTCTATGTGGGCATTAGATAACTTACAAAGTTTATGCAAGTCATGTAATAGCCGTAAAGGTGGTCGTTTTTTTAGCCAGAAGGCGACCCCCCCTGTCTTTCC